AACTCTCTACCATTTGTCAATCCGACAACCTTTTCGAGTTTGTATGCCTTGAGTTCAGCGTCTTCTTGAAGTGCCTTGGCTTCAGTCAATCCAGCTTGTGCTTCCTCTACAATAGTAGCGGCGTCACAAGCTGCATTTTCTAATGCTTCTGACAGTTCAGTAATACGAGTGTCGGCATCCTGGCCTTCACTAACACGCTGTTCGTCAATGCGCTCGTTCATCTTTGCAGCTTTCAACAACTTATCATTCAACGTTTCAACCTTGCCTTCCAGCAGGGTTAATTTACCTTTTAGCTCGACGTTCTCTTCTCGAGACGCCGCTTCTTCTTTTGTTATAACTTCGTCCGCAGCTGGGAGTTCAGAGATAACGGAATCCACAGCTTTTTCAGCATCGCCTGTGCTTTCAAAGGTTCTACCCTTCATAAGACTACGAATAGATTCAGCCTGTGGATGTTTGCCAATTTTTCGTTCTACCACAAGAGCATGTGCAGCCCTTGTTGCCAGGATAGCTACTTCGTCACGCTCACGGTTAGCTTCAGCAACTTCTAGTTCTTTTGCTTTCATAGCGTCACGTACAGTCGCTTCGTCAGGTGTTTGAGCATAAGCCCCTACCATTTCAGCAACGGCTGCTAGAATGCCTTTTGCACCACCGGAAGCAGGATCGTTATCAAACTCTTCCCTTATCTCAGCAGTAACTTCTTCGCGCATTTCAACAAGAGTATCACGCAACTGGCGTTCAAAGTTTTCTGTCATTTCCTTGCGGACTTGTTCTTCAATTTCTTTTTTAGTCTGTTTAGACTTAGCATCTTTGGCTTCATTCAATCCACAAGATACGCCTTGTCCTTCAGTAAGCGCCTGGGCTATTTCAGGAAATTCAGCCAGAAACATTTCAGCAAGACTTTGATCGTCTGCAGCATCCATGTCTTCTGTTCTTATTTCAGGTACAGCGGATTTCATAGCAGGGTCAGCAACAAAGTCATAGGTCTTCAGTACAAAGTCTTCCTGTACTTCTTCGCCTTCATGCTTGCCACTTGCGGGAGCAGTCGAACCGTAACCACGGCTGGATACACCAACTTGAACATTACCCTCAATAAGCGCCTTCAGGTTTTTACCCTCGACAGTATTAAGGACTTCACAGCGACCAATAACACGACCGTCAGCTTCAATTTTCAAGCTAGTAATAAGATGACTTACTCTTTTCAAAGAAGTCTTCCCATCAGTAGGATGATCAAGTTCACCAACCACACGCCTTGATTTCAAGTCTTCGTTCATGCGCTTGAGTTCACGTTCCATCAATCTTCGGGGATAAATCCGTCCATTTTGGGTAGGAACATCACAACGACCAAACTCACCTTCAGCAATAGTCTTGCCGGCGGCTCCTTCAGTAATGAGTCGAAGGCTTACATGCGTGGCTTCGGTTAATTTCTTTGACATCTTATTACCATTTCTTCCAGCTTTTATACCGGAGACCTGTTCCACTAAGTGGGTGGCGCTTGAGCTTTGCTTTGGCTTTCGGACCGATTTTACGATCCGTTTTTTTGCCATCAGGATGCAAACTTTTGTATTGTGACTCAAAACCTGCCAACTCCAATCGACCCGACGTATACGCCGTTCGCCTTTTCCGCTTACCCCCGGTACCATCCTTCCTGGTAGGTGATACCTTTTCTGATAAGCGGGTTATTCGTTTCCCAAATCGTCAGCGTCTTCTAGTCTTTCAATCGACTTAGTAATCAGCGACAATACAGGCTCTAATTCCGCGATGAACTCGTCTTCGTTCATTACGTCTTCGTCCAGACGACCAGCTTCATAGGTGTCTATCATTGTGTTAACGGAATTTTCATAGATTTCCGCAACAGCCTGATCAGTAAACTCTTCGTTCAAAAATGTCAGAATAGATACAGTACGTCCGACAATCTCTTCACGTACAGTAGTTACACTTTGCACTTCAGATTCAGTTACCTGTGTAAGTTCCAGTGCCAAAGGCGACATTGATCCTTCGTGTTTTCCACGACGTTTGCTAACTCTTCCACTTTTTAATTTGCTCTTAAAACCAGAACCACCACGTCCCCATTTTCTTTTACCACGGGCTTCTTTATTCAAGTTGCCCATACCACCAGCTATACTGTGAGAAGGTCTACATTGACTTCCCTTGCCGGTAGAACGTTGTCCCTGTGGACACTGAAAAGATAGTTTCTTGGACATTTTACCGGCCTTGAAACGACGGATACGAGCGCCAACGCCTTCAACAACACGTTCTGCTTGCTCACGAAGACTGTCATCACCTTCAGGCAATTTCTTTTCAGATAGCTGCACAAGAAGTTCTTCACAATCTTCTGCTGTCATATCGTCAAAAGGCAATGCTTCAATGCGATCAAAAAGTTCAGACGTAACGTAAGCACCATCGATAGGATCGAACTCATCAACGTCTTCTTTTTTGGCGAAAGGATTCTTTTTCTTATCATCCTTTTCCTTGTCGTCATCGTCATCGTCGTCATCCTTGTTGCCTTCGCCGGAACCGTCGTTGCCTTTGCCTTCGCCGGAGCCGTCTTTCTTAGGTGTTCCACCACAATCACCCTTTTTGGACTCATCAATTTCTTCAGGCTCAATACCTGAAATACGCTGTGTATCACCCATATCCATAGGGATACCTAAAGACTCGAAGTCTTCGTTAAGGGATGTTCTTACTGTAGGTTTAGTCATTTCAATCTACTCCTTGTCATGCGGCTGTGACTTGCTTTTTATATAAGCAGCCACTAAAGCCATGTTTCTTGCTCGGTCGGCCAGTTTGTCGTGTGTGTTCGCCATTTGGGGTAAATCATTTATCCCCGCCAACTTTGCGGCCTTACCAAGCAAGCTAACTACGGCTTGCGCTTCAACTATCAACGACGTGCGAACATCACCTAAAAAATTTGTCTCTTCTCCAAAAGAAAGAACCTTACAATCTTCAACAAATTGCGTAAACAATCCATCAAGAATTCCAAGTGACTCTCTAATTTCTGTATTAAAATCTCCCAATTTTGCTTTAGCGATTCTCGCATAGCGGGTTTTTGGGACCTGGTTCTCAAGGTCTTTAATGCGACCATGAAGGGAAGTACGGATACGTTCAAGGTTTGCCTCGTACATTTTGTACCAATCGTTATCCCCTATAGATTCATCTATCTTACTGACAATATCTGTCATCCAGTACATTTCATCTTTTTGCGTAAATGCGGCGACCTCACGAACTTGAGTTAGCGTAGGTGCTTTACCAGACATCATTTTCTTTGTAATCGATTTTAATTCCTTGGATACATGAGCTGGTACACTTTCGGTTGCAATTACCGGGATAGCCTTTGAAGCGACAGATTTTACAACTTGATACTTATTGGCTTCGTCTAACGAAACTGTAATTTTAAGAAGTTTTTTATCTTCGTTAAACGCCAGAACATGGTCTTCGAATGTAGCAACGATATTAAGAGGAACATCAAAGTGATTTTCGATGCAAGATTGCACCAACTGGATACGCTCATCTAAACTCCCCTTCATTGCTTTTTCAATCGCTGAACCTTGTACAAATGCCATATCTTATTTCTTTCTCTTATCGCTAGCTGCCGCCAGTTTTCGTATTGCTTTATTTAGTGCCGGTTCAATACTATTTACTCGTTTTAACACCCTTGTGTTAGTTTGCCTAGTTTCTTTTACACTCTCAACAAGTTTATTCAACTTTAACTTTACGTCAACATTTTCTTCCATAGATGGTCCATCGCCCCCGGCTTCCACGCTGGAACCAGGATATTTTTCAGCTAAAGTCGATTCTATCCTAGCTTCATTTGCTAGTTTAGCTTCCATTTCAGCCTTCTTAGCTTCTGCCACTTTTGATGCGTCATCTTCACTGAAACCTAATACACGCTGCAATAACCAGGAATCATCGAACCAGGCAGACAGTGTTTCCATCAGCCCGGCTTGGGCATTCATAACCTCAATTTGCTGCAATTCAAAAATGCTAGATGGTGGTGTCATTCTAGTTTCCCAGTCTACAGTATCAGGATCTATACCTAATGCTGCAAAGTGAACCCTTAGAACTTGCCTAATTCCATTACGCCATTCACGCTGAATACGTAAACAGGTTCTTGCAAAACGAACATCTTTTTGTGCCAGGGCTCCATCGGCTTCAGCTTCCCCACCATAATATGATTTAGGTATCTTAATAGAAGTGAACATTTTATCTCGAAAATATTCAATATCTTCCATTGATTGCCAGTCTGGTCCAGACATAACTTCAACACGAGTAGATTCTTTTCCACCCCTTGTTGGTATCCACATATCGTCTTCAGGTGATAATGGATTATTTCTAAATTCTAATTGTCCTGTTGTAGGGTTGACCAATGAACGCTTCTTGTACCCTTGTTTAGCCCTACGTACCAAAGCCATAGCTTCATCCGGTGGAAGGTCGCCTGTGTCAACATAAAACGCATACCGTGAAGGGGAACGTGTCAGCTTGTAAACCAATGCAGTATCTTCCAGCATCGAAAGTCTTTTCCAGATCCAACGCGCTGCATCAAGTACTGAATAACCGTACAGTGAATTTACATATTTTGATCTTAGTCGCCAGTGAACTATTTCCCAGGGCTCAAAAAAGACCATGCCCCGCTCGGCCATTTTATCCTTGACAGCCTGTAAATCAGTGTAGTCTTCAGCTTCCATTTGAAATTGACCGGATAGACCCTGGACATAGCCTAGCAAATCACCCTTACCTGTAACCAGGCGTCTCATCGTAGGAACTGGCAAGAAGTTAAGGCCCACTACGCCCACTTCTGTAACTACCACTTCAGCAAAGCAATTACCGTACTTGCACATCGTCCTGATGCCCAACCATATATCGTCTTCAATTCTAAGGCGCCTATGAAGGCAGTCGTCAATGATATCGCGGACTACCTTATCTTTGGAATATCCCCAAATAGTCTTGCCGCGCACGGAATCTGTAATAGTAGTATCGTCGGAATAAATATCTAAGGCTGCTTGCAATTCAGGATAGTCGTCCATGTTTTCATAGTCGGCATATCGTTCAAGCAAATGTTGGTCCATTGATAATGCGGCAGTCAGAGAGCGTAATGGAGCCCCTGTAACCATTGCATTTTCAGCCCCGGAAGTAGGATCGTCAAAGACATAACCCCTACCCTTTTCGGCAACCTGGACAGCCTTATCACGTCTGAAAAATTTACTTACTGATTGTCTCCAACCCATTTATCAATCCCCGTCAAACATTATTGGCATATAGTATTCAGAGCCATTTTCATCGCTTTTAGCAGTCTTCACAGCATCAATATCTACTTGATCAGCAGGTATCATATCTGTAACCCACGAATGTTCGTGTGCTGGTAATCCAGCGTTTTCTCTTGAGCCTTGTAATGGTGCCCGTTGTGCATAAGTCTTCAGTCCGTGTATAACCCCCGCCACAGCATCAGCAACATCTTTGCTTCCGGCTAGAGGGTGATCTATCTTACCGTTGACCCTATCATACTCTAACTGTTTAAATTCTTCAATAAAAGGTTTATAATTATATATTTCAATCCGATTTTCGTAAAAAGCCGACTTTAGCTCGTCATACGGCTCTGTACTGGTATCCATGGAAATAATGTGGGTTGCAAGCCCCCTACGCTTTAGTTGTTGGTGCATTTCAACATACTGGTACGTATCTGAACTGAACCCTATAAACTGGTATCCCTTGTGCATAAACTGATAAATCATCGTCCGCAAGTCAGGCATATAAATCTGTTCAGCGGGAGGTGGACTTATCCTTAACATGAAATCAATAATGTAATATGGCTTTATGTCAACTTCCTTATGCCCCTCTGAATCCGTTACCACCACATCCACCCAACGGTCAATATGCCCAATCGCCAACCCAGAAGCGTCACCTGATACAGAAGCGTCAAGGTGTGCCCATCTCATAGACTTTGGATTGCGCCTGGGCTTAAAGGCAGTTTCCTCAAAACCCGCCGGTAATCGACGCTTGAACTTAATACACAACTTATTCCAGGCAAATTTACCAGGGGATCCAGCAATCCAGTCATCAGTATCAAAAGGATGTGTTCTTTCAGGAGCAGTACATGCCGCTATTGCTTTTGGTCGTTGCACAAATTGCGATATCGCTTCAGTGGAAAAACCAGCGATGTCACGAAGAGACTCTTCCATGTTTGCTTCAAAGTCAGCCTGAAATTCTACAGGTATATCCATGACAAACGCATCGTTGGCTTCCATCCATTCGTCTGTAATAGCGTCATACTCTTCTTCTTTAAGAATCCTTGACTTAGTAGCCGACGTAGAACAAAGAATCCAGAACACTTCCCCACAGAAAGTTTCAGCCGGCTTCACAGTCCACTGTGTATGGTCCCTTACGAATACTTCTCCATCATCGCGGCTGTCACGGACCTTACGTTCAGTAAATGATTCAATCGTTGCAGCCGAAGATGCCAGGATAACCATGCCAGGGAATCCACCACCAGCTTTTTGAAAACGAGACTTAATTCTACGCACCAACGACCGGTACATTTTTTCTACAATATCAAAGTGTGCGGCTTTAATCTTTTGACCAAAACCCGTATTGATTTGCTGGGCTTTTCTCTTAGGTGGGAAATTCGTATTGTGGACAACAAAGCCATCTGCAATAAATGTATTAAATTCTGTACATATTGAGTAGGTCTGCTCGGCGGGCATTATATCTGTCTCTATTACTTCAATAAGACATAGATCTTTAGGAAGGTCATTTACTCTTACTCGCTCGGGACGAACTCCTGCGAACTCGAGTTCGTTTTCATTAACTTCACTCTGATCTTGCCCTCCATCGCTAGATCCACAAAAGCCTGTGTCAAAAAAGGCCCACGGTATATGTCTGGCAGGTCCTTGCTGTTCAATGCCAAGATCATCAAGAACCCCTTCGCTTGACAATGTTCCCACATCGCATAAAACCTTGCCTTTTCCTTCTCTCGATAAAGCCCACCGGGATCTTTCGCCTCTATTATTACAATCTGACCGTCGCTCCTCGTTACCATAAAATCTGCCACCGTCCGCCTTTGTTGCCCCTCCAGCTCGTACTCGACCCAGTCCATCCTGTCCTCTCCGTAGACCTTTACAGTGCCAACCTGCGAACATAGGTGCTCGGCCAATACTATCTCCTGATCCGTCCGACAAGGCACCTGTGTTCCGTCCGGAGACTGAACATGGTGCTTGTACTTCCTTACCCTGTCCTTGATCGACTGAGCATTCCCTTTCGATATTTTTAATTTCGATTCCGGGGTATGTGGTGTCCCGCCACGAGCAATCCTTGCCTCTCTTATTTTCTGCTTCGTCTCCTCTGAATGCTTCTTCCCGTAGAACGGGTTCTTCTCGCCATACCCCACAGGCGGAAGATGGTTTAGACGCCCTTCCTCCCATGCTTTTTTCGTATTCTCTGACGCCTTCTTTCGCCACTCTGGATCGGCACTTCGAGCCTTGGCAGCTTTGCTCATATTGTCCCGCTGCTCCCTTGAGAACTTGCGACCCTTTTGTGCATCGCTTATTCGCCTCTTGGTCTCCTCGGAGTGAGGCTTTCTCTTCTTGCCCTTGTGAGCCTTGCTTATCTTCTGTCTGGCCTCCTCTGAATGTGTCTTCCCATAAAACGGATTCTTCTCCCCCGTTCTGTTCTTGGCAGACTCTGAAATCTTCCGTCTCGCCTCTTCGCTTAACTTCTGTCCCTTGCGTGGCATAATGATTCTCCATGACCACAAAGTCACCAGCAATGATATCCTCAGCATGGACATAAACAATCCATTCTCCCCTACGAACTAAAACAGGATGTTTTACCGAAGGGCTTGTCTCTCCACCTGATACCCTGATGCGAACCAAGGGCTGAACTGTGGACTTCTTAATTCTCCACCATCCAGCTTTAAGCTTATTCGCACCATGATCATAACCAATGACCTCACATTGAGATCTTTCTTTTGGCTCCATTGCCATCAGATCACCCACGGTCACAGTTTCCCTTTTACCAGAACGAATAATTGAAGTCAATGAAAATTTGCTCAAACATTCATCCAGTGCAGCTGTAAATACGTTAGAACCAAGTACCCTGTCAGATCCGTATGAACCGACTGTCATACGAATAGCAGAAGGGAATAGTGTATATTCCCTTCTAATATCCGGCGTGAACTTAGTCATAAAGTAAGGAGATTCTTTTAGCTTCTCATCTACAGCCGATTTCATAATCTCACGGGCTAATGTCAGGTTTTTCGATATGAGTGGAATAACCATCTCGGTACCAGAAGACAATCCAAAGTTCTGCTGCGGATTTATCATACAAGACAGAACGTATATCACCCTACAGACAGCGATTGACAGTCCAAAGGTCTTACCTACGCCGATACCACCCGTTAGAACAACCTCACGGTACGGGAAGCCAAATAAGCCAATAAGGTCTTTTCTTAATTCAGGATACAATGTCGCACATGACTCCCCTAAGTAATAGGGATTTTCCATGAACTCTGCCATCGAAACAGGCTTCGTATGATAAATATGCTTCCAAGCATCGTCCTCTAAATCAAACTTATCCTGTCCTTCTTCCTTTTGCAACGCAATCAGTAATTGCATTTCACCCTTTTCTAAATTATCAATGCCCCGTTGACGCAACTTACCTATTTCCCTTGCCGTAGTAGTAGAACGCTTGCGTCCATTTTTGCCAGTTGTAATCACTTTTTAGTTTCCTGTTCGTGAAATTCAACGTCCACAATTTCACCTTCTTCTACTGACTTCTGATATGCTTCTTTTCTAATCAAGGTCAAGATACCCATAACCCTAGCACGAGATACCGGGTTAGCCATAGCCTTTGCAGCCTTGTCGCCGTACTTAGCTTCAATCTCTGCCAGGCGTTCCGGCGAAACATAAAGTGTACCGACGTTTCTTTGACCTGAAATACCCAAGTCCATTTTCATTCGGTGCATTGCCAGGATACAGTCACCTATCGACTTTTGGATTTTGTCAACTAACGGATCTAAATAACCACCGGCACGTTCCCGCGCGTGAGCTAAATCAAACCTGTACAACAACGCTTCATACTGAAGGTCCATTCTGCGCAAGTCTTCCAGCTTATCAGTGTACGCCTTTTTAGCTTCGATAATAATATGAGGGGACCTGTTAGAAATAACGTCCGCTGGCAAAAGTTCCATACGGTATCGTTTAAGAATAGTCGTTAGAGATCCTACTGTTACATCCTTGTATTCGCCCTGTTCTTGAACGAATTGTGCAACGTGTGGAGCAGGGTGTCCGTGCGCAAGCATTTCATGCACCTGTTCATAGCATCTCAATTTCTTTACACGGGTAAATCTTTCCCTTACCACAACTTCTCTAGGCATCTTTCAACTCTTTTCCAACAACAACTGCGAACTTGAGTTCGTTTATCTTCTAGTGGCTCCACAGTGGGGACATTTACCGTGCTTGCAGCTGAATCCTTTTTTACAATTATCACAAATACAAATTACATCATTATCCATCTAATCATTCCCTGAATGGCGTCAGCGACTTCACGCCCCGCCTTTGTGTCTATTTCTGTCACCTTCCAGTGATCAGCATATTTACCTAATTTAGTATTAAGAGCGTTTTTAGCGTCAGACGGAATATCCAACCTAGCACCTTTAGGATATTTATTCCGCTGATATATTACATGAATTTTAAAATTGTCTCGTATCCACCCGTCAGTAAATCCCAGCTTACGAAGGAACACCCCGTATGAACCGACCCTACCGTCACCCGTCTGCCAACCGTGGGGATCTATCAGAACTACGCCTATTCGTGGAATTTGATAGTTAATCTTGGGATTAAGAATATCTAAACATTGCAGCCAATGCCTAGTTAACAACCACCACACTTTCACCCCGCCCATTGACTTACCCACCACCAAGTGCTTGCAGCCGTGATAAGTCATCATAGAACGAAGACACGACCCTATACAATTACGATTAGATGAATAGTTTATATTTTTCGCAATATTCTTAGGTGCGTCTGCCATATCTGCCAGAACATTATCTAAAAATCCGTCAAGTGTTTCTTTGCTTTTTCTTGAACTGGCACTGAATCCCGTTATTGCGTTGATTAACATTTTCCAAAGATAGCTTAATTAGAGTACCTAGTCAAGTTCCTTTGGTTCATCCAAGTCAAATGCCACTGTCCTTTCGCCGTCTTTGTCAGGCGGGAAGTAGCAATCAAGACACATCGTAATATTTGGCAAGTTCATATTTTCACTTACCAATACCCCCGATTCTGACTTCAGACCATGAGCATGATAATGATATTTATTCCTTTTCATCCATGCCTGAAATTCTTCTTCCTTCAAAAGCGACACCCGCATGAAGTGAATTTTCGGCGGATGTGCCCTGCTTGTCATAGCCTTATCCAGGCAATCAACCTTCTTGTGCTTCAAAAATTTCTGGGTCATCTCGGCAACATGAGACGATGACATTTGAAACGGATCTTTCGGCAAACGACCCTTAGTTCCCTTAACCATAGTACAACCATCAGAAGGCATTTCCCTTAACTG